GGGCTCTATCAAATAGAGTTGTTGGGTTTAATGTTGATATGGGAACAACAAATCAAAATATATTCAATAATATTGGGGTATCGCAAGATGCGGGTAAGGCGACATCAGAATCTTTAGCAGTACAAAATAACATAGCGAATAGTGCGTCAGGAAGAAAATCAGAAACTCAAAATAACTCACTTTATAACCTTTATAAGACTAGATCTTATGGGTGTACGGTAAGTATGTTGGGTAATGCTATGATCCAACCTACGATGTATTTTAATTTACGACACATACCAATGTTTAGTGGTTCATATATGATTTTGGATGTTAGTCACACTATAACACCGGGAAATTTTACAACTACATTTTCGGGGGTTAGACAACCTATTTATTCTCTACCTAAACTTGATTCGTATATACAGTCAATTAGAGAGAATCTATTAAAAACAATAATAACTAAAGTTAAACAGGATAAAGACAATAAGAAAACAGCCTCGGCAAATACTCCTAATCAACAGGCGGCACAAAATAGTCAGAACACTAACCAATTACAACCCACCGCTAATCAAAATTGTACTTTAAATACTCCATTTGCTAGTTTTGAAAACGTATCTAATCCCAAATTAACCACAACAAGTTTTAGAAGTGCTATTACAACAATAACCGCATCAACCGCATCATTAGGTGTTCTGAAAGATAAAATGAATTACACTTTATGGTCTTTAATATGGTTGTATGGATCAACTAACGACAACACAGGATTCAAAGGATATGAATATAATTACGCAAATGTTAGATTAAACTACAAAGTGGGTAATGAAGAAGTAAAATACGGAGCAAATGGTGGTACTCTTATTAAAAAGTACTTCTGTATGTCCAATGACCAAAATGAATGGTCATACGCAATATATTCAAATTTTGATAGTTTAATATCATTTCTTAATGCGTTTTTAAAAGGTCGTGTTGGTCAAATTACGGCATCTAAAGTTAATGGTTCTTTTAATGTTAGTGATGATGAATTAGCAACACAAATAACTAAATTCTTATTTGATAACTGGCCTAAAAAAGGTAATGTTTATGAGAGTCAAAAAAACACAGATGAAGTAAAATCCGTTAGAGAATCAATTAAGTCGGCAATTATAACCGCTAAATCATTAGGACTGTAAATTTACATAAACTTACGATATTTATATATAAATTTGAATTATGAGCGAAACTAAAAAAATATTAGACAATTATCTTGGTAAGAGCACGAGAATTGCAGAAAAAGATAATGGTAATGGGTCAAAAGAAGTTTGTGACCTTGACACCGGAGATTGTTATACAATCAGAACTAAAGATGGATTAATTGAAAGAGTTGATAATACAATCAACAAAAACAGAAAAGTCCAAGTAGAAACCGCAACAGGTATTAAACAATTATTAAATGGTTAACAAAATGAATGTAGATAAAACAATCTTAGAAGAATTAAGAAGATATAATGAAATTAACAATTATATCAATGAACAAGATGCCCTTGAAGTACCCCCACCAACAGATGTGCCACCGGCAGATCCTGCTTTAGGAGGAGCACCTCCCGCAGATGCAGGAGCGGCATTACCACCACCCCCACCGGCAGCTCCGGCAGGTCCTACACCTGTGGATATTGCTAATGACCCCGATGTTGAAAAAGTGGGTGAAGAAAAAGAAGGTGGAGACACAGGTGAAGGATCCGAAGAATTGGATATCACTGACTTGGTTAATTCACAAAAAACTATTGAAACAAAACAAGAAGAATACTTCAACAATCTATTCTCTCAGTTAGACACACTACAAAATAAATTGGGTGAGATGGATAAATTGGTTGGTAAGATTGATAGTTTAGAGGCTAAGATTGACAAATACAGACCAAAAACACCACAAGAAAAATTGGAGTTGAGAAGTATTGATTCAGGTCCATTTAACCAAAAATTAACTGATTTCTTCGTTGATAAAGAAGAGGATATGGAAAAGTCGGGTAAGAATGAGTATGTGTTAACAACAGACCAAGTGAAAGATTTTTCGGCTAGCGATGTTAAGGACAGTTTCAGAGCGTTTCCGGGTAATGAAAGACCTGTTGAGGTTAAGTAACTTATGGACATACAGGTAAATAGAGAACAAATATTTAGGGTAGTTATCAAGTGGTTAAATATGTATTTCGGAGATTTAACCACAAAAACAGCTAATGATCGTTATAATTCAATATATTATGTAAATTTGAATGATGAGGTTATGATGGAATATGATCAGGACTATGAAAATATTTATATCCATTATGACCATATTTGGTCAAAACTTGAATCGCTATTTCACATTAATTACGATGAGATTCAATCAATTATGAAGGTATGGTTGGAAGAGACTTATAAATTGGAGGGTGTAAAACCAATAAAATCGGCCGTTGACTTGGGGTTGGAAGAGGATTGATTAACTTATGGACATACAGGTAGATAAAAATCAATTGGATAGAGTTGTTATTAAGTGGTTAAACTTATACTATGGTAACTTAACACAAAAGAAACATAAAAATAATCCTAACTACGTATTATACGTAAACTCAGATAATAAGATTGTAATGGAATACGATAAGGAAACTGATAGTGTTTATATTCATTATAGATATGTTTGGTCAAAAATTGAATCTATATTTCAACTAAAGTATGATGACATCAAATCAATTATGAAGATATGGTTGGAGGAGACCTATAAATTGAGTGGAGTAACACCAGACTACGCTTGAATGGGATTAATTAACTTATGGATATACAGGTAAATAAGGATCAGTTAGAGAGGATAGTTATCAAGTGGTTAAACAAAAACTTCGGTAACTTAACACCCAAGAAACGTAAAGATAATCCTAATGTATTATTTTACGTAAATTCGGATAACGAGGTTTTAATGGGTTACGATAAAAAAAACAACTATCTTTGGGTTAGTGAATCCCGTATTTGGTTAATGATTGAATCATTATTTCACCTTAAATATGGTGAAATTCATTCAATTATTAATTTATGGTTGAAAGATACTTATAATTTGGAGGGAGTAACGCTTCTACAATTGGTTGGTAGTTTAATGAAGTTTGAAGAGGATTAACTTATGAACATACAGGTGAATAAACATCAGTTAGAAAGAGTAGTTATCAAGTGGTTAGATAAACACTATGGTAACTTAACACAAAAGAGGCGTAATGGTTACGTTAACTCAGTATTTTACGTTAATCCAAGTAATGAATTTATGATGGTATACGATAAGAAAACTGAGAGTGTTTATATTAATTATGGTCAAATTTGGTTAAAAATTGAATCACTATTTCATCTTAACTACAGAGATACTCAATCAATTATTAAAGCCTGGTTGGAAGAGGCTTATAAATTGGAGGGAGTAACACCATACCAACAAATATTACCAGTGCAAATTTAGTTTGAAGAGGATTACAAATTAGATTAATTAAAAATATATCACTATAATTGAAGGGTATGAAACTAAAAATTCATACCCTTTTTCGTTTGACAAATTCACAAAATCACCTATAATTGAATAACACTTTAAACAAATAAAATAATAATTTATGGCGACAACAAACACTATGGATGCGGTACTAGCACAGTACGAACAGACACAAAAATCAAGCTCATCTTCAACATCAAAAATGTCACAAGATGATAGAATGAAGAAGTATTTCGCGGCAATTCTAAGCGATAAAGAAAAACAAGGACAAAAACGAATTCGTATCCTACCAACCGCTGACGGGTCTTCACCTTTCAAAGAAGTATGGTTTCACGAAGTTCAAGTTGATGGTAAATGGATTAAACTTTACGATCCAGGAAAAAACGACAACGAAAGATCACCACTTAACGAGGTTTTTGAAGACCTTATGTCAACAGGTAAAGAAGCCGATAAGAAATTGGCGGGTAACTACCGATCTCGTATGTTTTACATTGTAAAGGTAATTGACCGAGACGCAGAGCAGGACGGAGTTAAATTCTGGCGTTTCAAACACAACTACAAAAAAGAGGGTATCCTTGACAAAATCATTCCAATTTGGAGAGCAAAAGGTGATGTTACAGACCCACAAAAAGGTAGAGATTTGATTCTTGAACTAACAAAGTCAAAGACAAACAATGGTTCTTATTACACGGTAATCCAAGCGGTTATGTATGACGACCCACAACCTATTAGTGATAACGAAGATACCCTTAAATCTTGGGTTGAAGACGAACTAACTTGGGCTGACGTTTATTCTAAAAAACCCGTAGAGTATCTTGAAGCGATTGCTCGTGGAGAAACTCCGAAATGGGACTCAGACGCAGGTAAATACGCTTATAGTGATTCTACCGTAGATGAAACAGTAATCGGTGGTAAATCAAAATCATCAAGTGGTAAAGTGGAGAAAACTCCTGACCCACAGGCAGAGTCGGCACCCGACGAAGAGATGCCAT